TACCCTCCTTGAAATCACCATGGTTGAACTTGAGCACCTTCTCAATGATGCGGTTCTCATTGGTTACAATGACCTTGGGGGTGTATTCACTGCGGTGGTACCCTGTATCCTCCACAATACCTGTGTAGATGGCGGCAAATTCATTGAGGTAGGCATCGGGGTCATAGGACTCAAAGCATACCCTTGAGATATTCTTGTTGGAGGTATCAAAATACTCACTATTGATGTACTGCTCATAGTGGCTGAACCTCCTCCGGTGCTCTACCTTATCACATTGAGGTATCCTGATCACTACCTTGAGGCCCTTACCACTTGGAGATGTGAATAGCATATAGGTATACTTATCCTCAATCAGCCTTTTGCGTTCTGCTGCCATGGTATCAGCATCGGGGTATTTGTCGAAGTCCAAAATACACAGCCCTGAGTGCTCAACAAGGCCATCATCCTTCCGTTCGGAGAACGTTCCATTAAACATGATCGCCATGAGGGTATTCTTGAGCTCATTATTGCCCTTCCGTATGGCCTTTATCTTGGCAATTAAATCAGGTGTGCCTACCTGTATTCTATTGTGCACCTCTATTGCCTTAATAGAGAAGGGTGTCTCTTTAGAATTGTAGAGACTTTTGAAAATTGATATATAAGGGTTATACATGGTTACAAATATATTAAAGTTTTTTATTCCGTGACAACTCCGTGACAACCGTGACAACTCCGTGACAACTCAAAGGGGGTAGTTGTCACGCCTATAAGCCACGCCAGTATTGGGTTTCTTCTATTTCCGTGACAACGTGACAACTCAAAACCAACTTTTTGGGGGGTGAATATACTCGTATTAAATATATGGCTCATATGCAAATGGGTTGTCACGTCGTCACGCAGGGGCAAAAAGAAAGGGAGCCGAAGCCCCCTGACGTATTAACCCTTATATTATGACATGGCAAAGATGTCGCTTAATTGCTTACCAGTCAAGGGTTTTTCAAAATTTGTTAATAACTTTGGAGGGAAGTTACCTGTGATAGTTACCTCTGTTTTTTCCGTGACAACCTCGTTATATTTTACCTCGTAAGTTGTCACAGGGTTGTCATGGGTTGTCACGCTAAGGAGCTGTGGCACCGGATGAATGGCCGCCATGTACCTGTGATCGTTGTGCTTCCACCAAAAGTCATGCTGTTGGATGCCATAAACTACTGTACTATGGTCAATTCCCAGGTAATAAGCTGCGAGCATTGTAGTCATGTGCCTCCTGCGGACCATGTACTGCGCCAAGAAATACCTCTTGTATACATACTCCTGTTTCCGGCACCTCCTGCGAAGGTTGAAATCATCAATGATCTTCACAATGTCATCATTCTGCACCTTTGAAAGGTGATATAGTTCGTCAATTAGTAGCATCTCCAAGTCTTTTAGGGTCATTAACTCCTTTAAATAGGTTGCTATTGCTTGCTATCATGCCGGTTGTTTTCATAAAATCAACCTCAATTTTAGCACTTTGTATGATAGCATTAGCTACATTACTAACTGCCTGAGCCTTCTCTACCTCAGCTTGTAGCTGTTCAGGTGTAAGCTCATCATTGTCTAATCTTTCAAGTGATGCAAAGAGGTGGTCCCTTAGATCATTCATTCCGTTTCTTGCCATTTTGTTTTATTTTTTTGTTTAATTTACTCTTTAATCTTATCACGGTCTGTAGCTCACCTGGAAAGCGGTGAATGCTGTTCCGTATTGCATTCTCAGTTTTATGTATGCATTCCAGGTTGCTAATATGCAGGTTCATAGTATTGCCATCTTTAAACCTAATCACGCAACCCTTGGGTATTGCTCCGTGAATTGACTCCCATAACAACCTATGAGTGAGCACCCAAAGACCATCTTTTATTTTGGTGTATGAATACTCTCTCCCTGTTTTATCAACTCTTATACTGGTAGCATGATCCTCTTTTGTGTTATGTGGTTTGTGTCCAGTCTTAAACATGGTAGGTGCAACTTTTGCATAGAGCTCACTGTTCATTTGCTTACCCTTATTGTGAGGGACATGACCAGGTTGCCATCTGTTTTTCATACCTGAATTTAACCTTAAAGCTCGATTCTGTAATGCCTTAATACGTGGGCTTTTCTTTATTCCCATTTGATAAACTCTGTTATACAGCTGTGAGGTAGTAAGCCCAAGGTAATCACATAGGGCTCTACTTGGCACCGTAGGATACAGCACTCTAATCAATTGCTCTTGTGTCATCTTCGTTCAATTTTAAAGTGTCCCATTCGACAATCTCCTGACATGAGGAGCTCTCGCTTTTTCCAATTGCATAGTCCTCTGCTTGTGAACACCCATTCTCGTATGAGTTGGGTGTGGATGTAGTATCGTAATCTGTACATTGTTTGTAAATTTCGTTTTTAGCTTGCATCACTTTGCAGTAATGCTTCCAGTTAAAGTGTCCGCTTTTTGCAATGGATCCACCGCCGTGAAACCACCAGTATACTTGATCTCCTAATGTCATAATTCTCGTGTATAAAAAAAGTAATCTAAATCCTGCTCATATTTCAGCATCCGATCCTGCTCCTCAGAGAAATGCAGATGCAAATCATACTCATAGCTGTTGCTAAGTAGCTCATCACGTACAGCATCACGCACCTCTTCAATCTCTCTATCTGTCAAGTCGCACCGTTTGCCATCTAAATAGCCATTGATGTCAAGGTCAATGTACACATCACAGATATCACCGTTACATATTTCAACGGATGTGATGACATGATCACCAACGGCCTCTTTGCCGTTCTCAAAAACATAAAAAATGCCTTCTTTTAAATTTCCTAACATAATACAAGTTTTAAAAGGTAATACAATACGAATGGGGAAGCAATCAGCAACACGCTGCTTAGTAAAAATTCTCTAATCATTGGGCTCAAGTTTTAATCGGGTTAATAAATCTGCCATCACAGCCCACTTTGTGGCTGCATATACGGTGCCTGGATCACTTGGACCGAAGGCATCAATCATTTCTTGCATTTCATCTCGGAGCTCCTGCTCCATTTCAAGGATAATTTCTGTCATAACTAAATGTTTAAATGTTAATACTTGACAAATATACAAAAAGTTTCAATGTTGACAAATTATCAACGAAATTTAGAATGATTCTAAATAAGAAAATTAACTTAAAGGTGGTGAAAAACGGTTAAATTATTAACCTAAGAGATATTTTTCTTACGCTTGTAGATGTACTCCTGGTACTTAGTGAATACCAAGTGGTTTATTTTATTGTGTTTTTTACACTCTTTGCACTTTAGCCAATGGTGTACGGTTCCTGCTGCAGTTACTACCTTCTTATTGTATGCGTAATTGATGCTACCACATTCAGGACATTCATATTTTTCACCTCCATGTTGCACTGCATAGTTATGTTGTGGGGTTGCATAGCTGTTGAGCTTATTGAATACCGCCTCAAGTACCTCAACATCCATCTTGCAATAGGCTACCATCTTATTTAGGGCCTCCTGGTCCTTACGAAATACTATATCCTTCCACAAATCAAGCCCTCCTGTATCCATCTTAGCCCCTACCTTGAGCAATTTGGCAATGTAGTCGAGCTTGTTGCTGTTAAAATTAAAGTATTTTTTAGCCCATTTAAGCGTGTCTATGGTCTTAACGGTTGGCATTACATCAATGCCATGGAATAAGGCTCTTGTTCGCACCCATTTGAGGTCAAACTTATCACCATTGTGGGCCACTATCTCATCGGCTTGAGCCATTACTTTAATGAACTCCTTGAGCATGGCCTTGTCGCATTGGCTCTTGGACCATGTTAAGCTATGTATTTCATCCTCACCTTCCCATTTATAGCAGATGCAAATAATAGCCCTCTCATGGATGATATCACCCGGGTTGATGGTTAGGTTATATCCCGTTCGCCAGAATATACCGACATTGAAGGAGGTCTCAATGTCATAAAATAAACGTTTCCTCATCTGTTGAGTTTACTGAGTAGTGCTGACCATGCCAATCGAAGCACAAAGGGTATGGCTAAGCCTAACCAAAACGGCCACCACCTGGTAATGTAGGTGACTTTCTGCTCTGCCTTGGCTTTCTGTACAATGGTATCGCCTTTGATTTTCTCTATCTTTATTCTCTCTCGCATCTCTACCCTGGTCTGCCACCTCGTTTTAGGGATCGTCACTATATCATGCTGTATAACCGTATCACGATACGCAATAATTTTCTCCCATACTATGGTATCATTCTTAATAACAGGGATGCTGTCAATGGTAGCTATCCGGATGGTATCACTATCCTGCTCTACCTTGAGACCATTAGCAAGGGCTCTCTTGTAGTGCCATTGAGCTCGCTTAGGAGCTGAACAGGATACGATCAGTATCAATAATGGTAGGATATATCTCATAATGCTTGTAACATTGCTATCATTCGAGGGCATGGGTAGATATCACTCTTATCTTTTCGTACACTGTTATGTGTGTAGATCCCTGGAGTGCCTTTGAAGGCTTCCGTATCAATGGCAAATATCTCTTTTCTGTATGCCTTGGGTATGTTGTAGGTCTCACACAGGTACACCAATAACTGCCGGGTGCTTTCAATCTGTGCATCGGTATATTTATGCCACAGCACATGACCTTTGAAGGGCTTATCCAGGATAGTGACCTCTGATGGGTCAATAATACCCTTCACATAATTCATGTACTTTCCATTGACCTGCTTTAATGGGCCCCAGTTGCATACCTCAATGCCTACAGATAGCTTGTTGAGGTTCTGATATCTCACCCCATGAGGTGCAAAGTCCTGGTTATCTATGCCAAGGTGGTATGCCCAGTGCTTCGAGCTGAAGCATTGCACTATTGTACCCTTGTTACCTATGACAAAAGCAGTAGCTATCCTCTCAGCATTGCTTTGCCACCATCGTGATACGGCTACAGCATCACCGTTGCCTGCTGTATGGTGCAGGTAGATCTGTGTTTTCTTAGACTCCTCAGGAAAATATTGATTGTCAGATAGGCGTGCCTGTAATATCTTGGTTGTGTCTAATTTCATCCGTGTCCTTTTTGATTTCCTTAGCTCTTGCGAATAGGTTTTTCATAGCCTGCCATAGGTCAAGGCCCTTTACTGCCTTGTAATTTTCATTGATACTGACCACCTCAATGGATACCAGGATCAATGCAAGTATCTTTGTGAGCATTAAAGGTACAGAAAAAAATGTCAACACTATATCATTTAGGATAAAATAGTCAATGAGATAGAATAAAATCACGGTTACCTCATAGAGTAACATCTTAGATATCACAGCAGACAACCTGCGTGAACTGATTTTTTCCTTTTTCTTACGTGCTTTCCATATGCCTGTAACGGTATCCATACCAATTGCGAACCCTATCAGGAACATCAGCCCCCAAATGGGTGTAAAAAATGCACTAACCATGCTAATATATATGGGCCATTTAGATTGAAACGCTGAAAATAATATGGATAGCTGTGTTTTCACAGGATCAATATGCTGTTATTGTACCCATTCTCACGGAAGTTACCACACATTCCTGTGCAAGTCAACTGCCAAGGTGTGATACACTGGCACGTTGCGAACATAGGACGTAGGTCAGTATCTGTATTGAGTGCTGATATGAAAATTGGAAATAGATTTTTGTTAGCCAATAGCCATCTGATCAGCCTCTGCTCAAAGAATGATGCCTTCTGTGCATAGTGCTCCATGCCAAAGGCTACCTCACCACGTGATACGCTTGCTGAGTAGTCACCATTCTGAGTCTGAAGTCCTTTGTTTTTTAACTGATAGCTCAAACCAAACACAGCATCTTCTGCTGACCTCCATGCAATGACCGGCTGAATAAACTCAACCAGGTTTATCTCATCATTGGTCAAGGTCTGAGCATTGTATGCATCCAGTAGATGGTTGTAGAATGTAGTGCCAAGGATAGGCTGTATCCTTAGAGCACTCTGAGTAGCTATGTAAGGGGTCACATCCGTTACATCCACATTGGCTGTGATGGGTGTGTTGGTCTTGAGGTAGTTTTCAGTTATGAAGTAAAGCATTACTGAGCTGTGTTAGTTGGTTCGTCAATAGGAGGTAATTGAGCCAAGGCTCGTATCTCATTGGTGGTCATTTTTTCAAGGACCTTGTTGAGTAATGGCTCACTCAAGGTGTTTAGTGCCTCTTTCACCCGGGTAGTATCATCATCTACCTCAACAATAGTATCTCCAATGATTTGGTAGTTGTTGATAGTAAACTCTGCAGGCAACTTAGCTATTCCAAGGAGCTCATTGAAGATGGTCTCTACCTGTGCACGGATTTTCTTGACTACATTTTTCTCAAATATCACATAAGCCTGCTTAATATCCGAGCCACTACCCAGGGAGCCTGTGGTTCTAACGCCCATAAGAATAGGGTCGATAGTGTGAGCAAAGCAAATTTGCTCAGTATTGAGGGCAGATGCCTCATGAAATAGCTTATCATTTGCGTTGGTTGGTAATGCTTCAATTTTTGGAAGTTGATCCTGGCTATTGGCAAAAAATGCAACCGCTTTACCAGCATTCTGTGCACCCTTCAGCCTATCAATGGTCTCCTTAATCATGTGCTTCTCCTCCTCTGACTGTGGTCTTTTTGGGAACATCATTGCAAAGGATGGGAAAATGCTGTTTTGAATGTTACTCTTAGCGAAGTATGACAGCTCACCGCTTAGAAATGCAAAGTTCAAAGCAGATGTATACTGAGGTAGTGGATAGTAGTCCTGCCCAACGGAGTGAACCTCATAGCAATAGAGCTGAACCTCATCCTTGCAGGTCATGTGGTAGGGCTTTATCTCTACAACATCCAACCGTTGGCTCCAATCATTGCTCAAATAGTACTTTTTCTTGCATCGTGATACCCTTACTTTCTCAGGGCTTACGTTGTATACCTTTATTAGCTTACCTTTCTCATTGAATACGAGCTTAAAGTATATCCGATTGTGCAAAATTAACTGCTGAGTAACCGCTTCAACGGTGTGCTTGAGTTTAATCTTACGCTCCCAGGTGTATAGGTCCACCTTCTCCTGTGCTGTTAGCTTATCAGCATCCAAGGCATAGCCTCCACCAATAACTGCATTGGTCTTGAAGTCCACAATGGCACCATGAAGTGGTGAACTGAAGTACATTTGATTAAGCACCTCCGGATACATATTGCCCTCACCGAAGTCTACCCAATTTCCTGCAGTCCATCTACCATTGACGTAGGGTAAAGTTAGGTTACCTCTACCAACAGGTAGGAATGGGGTGCTGAAAGCCTGGTATCCTTCCACTACGGTAGGACCCTGCTCTTTTTTTCTGCTAAATATATCGTACCAAGCCATGTCTATGTGTATACTGATGAAGGTGCAGGTCCACTAACTACCATCCTACCCTCCTCAATGACTACACCTGTAGTCTGAGCAATGCTTAACGGAAGGGTGAATGGTCCACTCTTCTCATATATTTGATAGGTGTATTGGCCTACAACAAGGCTGAGGTCAGTGGGCTCTACTAAATTAAATAAATTGTACCGCTCAGGATACGAGGATGCATCTGCAGCAGTGAATAAGATGGGTGTGCTCGTTGTGTTATATTCGTTGGTAAACACAAAGAGGTAACTCGGGTTTGTCACCGTTGTTACCTCTGTAAGTGTGAGGACTATTTTGTTACTTGAATTTTGAGCTATGTAGATCATCTAAAATATATTGTCAGACCTACATGGAAATGTTCAAAATTAGAAGTTCACCCCGATAGCTTGAAGAGCTGAAGAGCTCATTGTTACCTCGTATGCAAGGAACTCATTTTCTGCAACCAAAGTAACTGAGTATTTACTACCATCTGCACGAGCTGTACCGGAACCTTCACCTGAAGCAGATAACTGCAAGTAAGGGAAGTACCAATACTTACCGTTAGCATCTTTTACGATGGCAGATAGGTACTGCTGTCCTGAACCTAAGATTTTGATAGCTCGTGAAGTAGCCATCTCTCTGCGGTGGAAAATTAAGTTAATGGTCTGAGTAACGAATGAGCTACCGTTAACAAGGTCGGAAGCAAGCTCCTCAGTGTAGTTAGATGTGTTTCTGCGGATGTAATAGTCAGTGAATAGGATAGGAGAAGGTAACGTTGTTAATGTGAAACCTGTAACCTCCCAATCACCAGGTGCTACTGTGTTAACTGTTACACTCACTACATCATCCTGTGGGATTAAGGCTATCCCATGCAAGCCGCCTGAGTTATTCTCACAGCTCTTGGCAACCGCTTCTAATGCTTGACAAACATTTGGCATGATTAAAGAGTATTAAAGAGCCCCCTTTGCAGAGGGCTCAAGATTATTATTATTGATAGAAAACAATTTCACCTGGGTTAACATAGTGGAAGCCGATCTTCATGTCCGCACGTGTACGGATGTAAGGCTCAGCAACAGTGTCACGTAGGTTAACCGCACGCAAATCAGAGCTATCTCCTTCAGCATCGAATGCATAGATAAGGTTGTCTTTCAAAGTGATAACAAAAGTATTGTTAGACATCCCTTGGCACTGAACGATTTTGATACCTAAGTAAGTCAATGATAAATCTTGAGTGATGTATGCATTGGTGTTACCTGAAGCTACTCCTAATCGGTAGATGTTAACCAATTGAGTAGGTAGGTAGATGCGTAGGTCCTCAGTCTTAGATGCTACAGATGCAGGCAATAAAGCGAATGCAGTAGAGATAGCAGTCTCAAGAGCAGTGAAGGAAGTGATGTTACCCGAACCACCGCTAATAACAGGAGTAACTCCTGGAGGAGGTGTTAATCCAGCAGTCAACTTCTTCTCATAACCATCACACAATGCAAGTGTAGGGTTCAATGAAGCTGTATCACCTTGCCAACGGATGCTTTCGATGTCTTGAGCTACAGTCTTAGCCATAGTCTCCCAGTAGAAGTTCATGAAAGATGCAACAGAGAAATCACTGTTAGATCCTTTAGTCATTTGCAAAGAAACGAATGACTGCTCAAGGTCGAATTGACAAATTTGAGCCATAGCAGATACAGCACATACGTCAATCAACACTGCACTCAAGTCATCATTTGAGCCTGGAGTTGGCCATGCACAAGTGGAGCTTTGTAAAACATTACCGAAAACAACAGTACCAAGTTTAGTCTGATATTTAACACCAGGCAAAGTACGGAAGTTGTTAGGTACATCCGACGTTAAGTAGGCAGCGGAGTAGAATGCCTCAGGGTTTGCAGCCAATAAAGCTGTTGGGTCGACTTGTAGGTCGAATTTTAATTTACGCATTTTATTTAGAATTAAATTGGTTAAACTTTCTTAGGTTCTCAGCAAGCATAGTCTTAGCATCAATCTCAATAGTCTCCTCTTCTACCTCAGTCTCAGCTCCAAGAGCCTCCTCTAATTGACTTTTAAGCTCAGCTACTATAGCTAAAACTGAATTGATTTGCTCAGCTATCATCGGCTGAACAATAGCAAGGATAGCCTCAGCATCCATAGCAGGGTCAACAGCAGCCTCAACTTCCTCCTTCACTTCCTCCTCTTCCACTACAGTATCAGCCATTGCCACTTCCTCTTTCTGCTCCATGGTCTCTTCGACTTTTTCCTCTTCTTTAATTTCGACTACTTGGCCATCCTTGACCACGTAGATCTTGCCCTCAATGAGGTGCTCTCCATCCGGTAATTGCATATTATATTTAGATTTTAGTTTCATACCCATGAAGCCCTCAATGCTGAAACCAACCTGGTCCTCTTCAACCAGTTTATTGTAGTATTCAATATCAGTGATCTGAGCTGTTAGCATCAACGTACCTGCAGGCACCTCGATGCCATAGGTAGTGTATGCTTTGTCAAGCTCGGGCTTATCTACCAACCATGCCTCAAGAATGTAGGCAGGTACTTTTTTCTCTTCGTTGTGCTCAAGGTTAAACTTAGCAGAGTTAACTAACTGCTGCATGAACTTAGAATGCATTGCATCTATCTCCTCAACCGTGAACTTAACCATGTACTCCTCATCCGTCTCATCATCTCTACGGTAAATCTCCATAGGTATCATGGCAGGAGCAGTAATACGGTACTTCAATCCATCTTTGAAAGCCAATGCTTTGGTTTGTTGGTTGAAGGCCATCCCCTTTACTTTGATAGCAGGCTTAGACGTGAAGGCAATAGCCTCAATGCCTAAGTCCTCACCACCCTCTGCATACTCAGGGTCAATGGTAATGGTGTAGATTGGTAACTCGGTCACGTTTATATTGTTTTTTTTCTATATTTGTTCAAAAATTGCATATGATTAAAATACTTGACAAGGAAATACCTAACCTAATCACCGAACTGACGGTGGAACAATTTGAGCAGATAACTGATTTAGGCAGTGATAGCAACCTGGACCCCATTGAAAAGCACCTCAAGATATTTGAGTACCTTGGGATACCTGAAAAGGACTTTAATGACATGGAGGTTGAGGACTTCATTAAAATAGTGCAGGAGTTTAATAGCCATCCGCATCTTGAATACCCTACCATTGATACCCTTGAGCATGAAGGATACACCTACAAGGCTGAAATGAAGATGACCGTGAGGGATACAAAGCTCATTGAGAAGTATTCATTGGCTAAGGATAAGGGCTATGTCTCTAAGATATTGGCTGTGTTTTTCAAACGTGAGGACCTTGGACCTGTTGAGCACTACACTGATGCACACCTGAAGCACAAAGCTAAGTTTTTGGCTAAACAACCTGCAGGGCTTGCTATTCCATACATAACATTCATAAGTGAAAAAATTAAACAACAAGCTCCCAAGCAGTTGGAAGGAGGTAACTCTGGAGGAGTGGACGGAGATAGCGAAGATTGATAAAGAGCAGGGAGCCATCCACTACAATAGTGAGGTCATTAGTATACTCACCGATATAGATGTAGATGAGCTTGACATAGAAGAGCTGCAGGAGTTGGTGGATAGCTGTAAGTGGTCCACCTCCGAGCCTTCAAAAAACTACAAGCATGAGGTAGAGGGGATGAGGCTGAAGGCTTTCAATAAGCTAACGCTCTATGAATACATTGACCTGGACTACTTCTGCATACAAGGCTACCTAATCAACCTACCCTACATCTTAGCTATCCTCTATCGACAAACCAAAGAGAATGAATGGGGTGAGGTAGTGTGGGAGCCGTATGAATATGACTGCAAAGAAAGAGCTGAGAAGCTACTTGATCTACCTATCACTGATGTGTATGGTGTTATCAAGGACTTACTTAAATTTCGTGAGCAGTTTCTTAACACCTATATCAACCTATTCGAGGACCCACTACCTCCAGAACCTGAGGAGGGTTATGATGATGAGGAAGAGGACCCGGATACTGAGCCCGAAAAGAACACAGCAAAGTGGTCATGGGAGCTACTGATATACAACCTGTGCAATGGTGACCTATCCAAGTCCGATGCCATAGGAGGGCTACCGCTTTACTATGTGTTTAATATGCTCGGGATGAAAAAAGAGTTAGACATCTAACGGGGTACCAACAGTGAACCCTGCAGGAGGGTCAACAGGCACGAAGTTGTAAACAATCTTTTGGTCCTTAGCCAATACCTCAACCGCCTCAACCATAGGATAGTTTTGAGTTATCCATTCAGTGTACTGTGAATAGATTTCTGTGGTTATTCCCTGGTTAACCATCTCTTCCTGGAATGCTCTCACAATATCATAAGGAGGGATAACTCCACCATTCCATAGGTCAGCTCCGTTGTTAAGGAAAATAAAGTAATACATGGCAATGATATCTATCTCAAGCTTAGCGAAGCCTGTGACCCTTGCATTGATACGCACTGATTCAATCAATGTGCCTTCTTGAAAGAGCCCTTTGCTCATGATTATTCTCTTGAGTATTGCTGCCATCTTTCTCCTGGTAGGATACTTGACGTAAAAATTGCCATCCTTTTTATATCTCGCCATCTAACAAATCTTTTGGGATACATACGGTGGTACCCTCAGTAGTGAATATATGAATGTATATCTCATCAACCTCCTCCCATTCGGTGAAGGTGTAGGTAATCTCGTTGACTGTTACGCTATGCATATAGTAATACTCTAAATTGATCAACAGCTGCAACATCTCCAGCATTTTGACATTGAGTGGTCCATATTAAATAATAGTTTAAGGCAGGGTTAATGGTTAAGGATAATAGTGTGGATGCTGTGCTTTCAGTACCTGAAGCTGTATTTTGATACCTTAAAGATGTACCTGAACAGCTGATACTTTTCTGCGCTAATAAAGCCTGTTGAATACCTCCTCCATTAAGGGTAACTATGCCACTCATTGTACTTGCACCTGTTAATGTATTGGTTTGGTTTATATAAAGCCTGCTGTATACCTGCCCTAAGTTACCTGATACCCTTGCAATTCTCCATGATAACTCAAGCAAAGAGTCTGATGTCAAAGTATTGGCAGGTATTAACAATGATTTAGAGATGTTAATTAAAGTACCTGATGTAGCTGTTCCTACCGTACCTGAATAACCTAACACTTGAGGACCACCACCACCACCAGGTGCAGCGTTGATTATCTGCTGACCCGTGATAACAGTGTTCACAGGTTGTCCTCCTACTATCTGTGTACATTCGATAAGGTCTGTGCTCTGTAGGTTGCCAGTGTGAGGGGTCAACCCCTGCCTCCAATCACCCCACCAATTAGGTATGCTCATACTTATATTGTCAAAGCTACGCTAAATGTTTATTGTAACGGAACATCACAGTCAGTCCAGTTGTCTACCTCCAAGGTAATGGTCATGACGTAGCCTGCTGCATAGTCAAGTAGGTCATTGTTCAAAGCAGTGAATGAAGGTATCCCTGATACATCCATGCTGAGGTCATTACTAAACGTGAAATAGTTGTACAGGTCCATCAGTATCTGATGCGTATCACTCAGGATGGTTATGATGTTAGCTCTATCCTTTTGGATGATGTCAAAGCAGTAGATGTCAAGCGTGAAGATGTTAGTATTCTCAGTGTTGCTAACTGATACCGGCACAATGAACACAATGGGATACTTCTCATCCTTAGTAGCGAAGTTAGTCATCTGCTCCTTGAAGTCAGCCCCCACCTTCTTAACCTGAAGGTGAGAGTTGTAGAAGGCTTCTATCTTGTTGATGGTTGACTGTAAGCTGATCATAGTTCTGCGTTCTTGTTAATTCTGTTAATTCTATTCTGTGTGGATGTCATGGCTGTCTCACTCACCACCGCTGTGACTGTGATGCCTGACTGCTCAGTGGATGTACCTCCTGCACTCATGGTTCCGGATGTGTTACCTTGACCAAAGAGTTGTGCCGCTTGAGGTATCACCTGGGCAGCGGATCCACTTGCTTCAGCACCACCGCCTCCACCGCCACCACCTCCACCACCTGCTGATGGAGTACCACCTGAAGATAGTATCTGCTTAGCCTTGGCTATGTTGGTAGCTATCTGTATGATACCTGTAGCGAACTGAGCCACACCTGCAGCACCGAACGTGGCGGCATTGGCAGGATTAGCTGATGATGCCGCCACCAATGCAGAGATAGCCTTGGCTGTGTCAATACCTATCTGTACCAATGCCGATGCCTTGTTGAACTTCTCAAGTTTCTTTTGGTCCTTTATCATCATGCCTGCAAGGTTACTCACCCCATTGAATATATCGGAGCTTGCTTGGATGAGGGCATCCCTTTTCTTTTTAGCCTCCTCAACCTGTCTCGCATCTGCAGCCTGTTGTATCTTCTCTTGGTCATCCAGGTACTTATTCTGTAGCTCAAGTAATAGAGCAGCGTTACCTTCTGCAAGTTTACGCTCCTCCTCATACTTCACCCTTAATGCTTCGAGTGCTTGAGTATCTGCATCTTCAAGTGACAATGCAAGTGCAGCCTGTTGCTTAGCTCTGTCCTCTGCTTTCTTTTGGTCCTCCTGTATTCTCTGTTGGTCATAGAGGTTAAGTATCTCAGTCCTCTTCTCCTCGGTCAGTGTGGTATCAGCAATGGCAGCCTCACGGAGTTTACGGTACTTATCATCCTGCATGGCTTTCTCCTTAGCCTCACCTTCAGGCATCAGTGCTATCTTAAGCTGAAGGATAGCCTCATTGGCTTTCTTTTCATTGTCAAGTAGCTTTTGTTTCTGTACTTCACCCTGCTTATCCAGTTCCTGCTGTAGCTGAGTCTCATACATCTTTTGGAACGCTATCTTTTCAGCAGCATTCTTGCTCTCATCCTTCTTAAGGTCATTGAGTAGACGTGCATACTTCTCCCTGGTGATGGCTTCCTCTCTCTTCCCTGCATCCTCTATCTGTGAAAGTTCAAAGTCACGGAGCTCTCTAGCTGCTTTCAATCGGTCCTGTGCATCCTTCTCCCGTTTTGCCTTGGCTTTTTCTGCTGCCTCCTTAGCCTTTTGTGCCGCCTCTTTTGCTTTATCCTCTTCCTCTTTTTTATCCTGTGCTTCAATCAACTTCCTTTCATTAGCACCTTGTCGGAGTATCTTGTTCTCATCATTGATTTGCTTCTGAAGTTCTTTCTTTCGCTTCATAGCATCCTCACTCCTATCGTATGCAAGTGCCTCAAGTTCTTTCTTGGCTGCCTCCTTCCTTTTGTTAGCTTCTCGGCTGAGCATCTTACTCTTTTCAAGTTCCATCTTGGTGGTATCCTTACCTGCTAACTTAGCCATGGCTATCTCATGGTCATAGCTTTCAGCAATCAGTTCAGACCTTTCCTTGCTACTTTCCGCTGTTTTCTCGTTGGCTGCCTTAGCTGCTTCAGCATTCTTATCCAATGCGTTGGTGGTAAGTCCTAACCAATCGGTCAGTGCCTCAAAGCCTGCAATCAACATATTGAGTGGCATCATGGTTATCTTCAATACCTGCTCAAGTATGCCGAACTTTTTCATGAGTACCACAATGATGGCAACAATAGCAACCACTGCAGCCACAATGAGGAAGATAGGGTTAACCAATATCTGCATCCCTAACTTCATGAAGGCCCCGCCCAAGGTTTTCATGGTACCCATCAACTGACCGAAACCTTTACCGAGCTCCTTAGGGTTGATGCTCCCCAAGGTGGTTGCAAATATCTTAGCCTTCTCCTGTGCTCCCTCGAAGTCAAGCTCCATGAGGTCATCCTTCATGGATCTAAATGCATTCCTGGACTGCTGATACTTGGAGCCTGTGGCAAACACTGCCGCCTTCTCATTGGCATCCTTCAGCTTATCACTCAAAACCCCTGCCTGTGCAGCAAGCCTTGCCATCTCTTGAGGGTCGGTAGCATTGGCTAACTCACTCTTTAAGGCTTTTAGTTCTGCTCTTATCTGCCCAATACCTTGGACCTTTAATGGAATCTCTACGCTATTCATTATTGTGGGAAGTAATATATCATTATTGTTGTACTATTCAGGTAGCCATCTACCAATCCTACCCCTATCTGTGTGGTGAATACCTCAATCACCTGGTTGGCAGGTAGGTATTGTGCAGTGATTAACCCATCAAAGATGTTACTGCTAATCATAACAGATAGCTCAGTCAGCGGTGTCAGTGGGTCATACTGGTCAAGGTATCCCCAATACTGCCCCTGTGCTATCCTTACCCATGTGATACTTCCGAAGCTACCCTCCATGATGTATGCGGTAGGGTTAGCTATCCCTGCCTGTGTTAGGTTGGCTGTGTATCTCTTAGGTGTGTTGTCAACCGGCACCCCGTTGTAGCTATTACGCACCACAAGGTTGTCAACCACTATACCATCAGAGGTAACATCGTACCCATCACCTACTATCAATGTCTTAAACCCTGGAGGTACTACATTGCCCTTACCAATTATCTCACCTTGCATACCTCCCTCACCTGTCACGTTAGCATAGGCACTCTTCTGCTTGATAACGGTGTTGTTAGCTACCTGTTGGATAGGCCCAACGTTAGGCAGTCCAATACCAGGCTCATTGAAACCAGGTACGAATGGCATGAAGTCTATCTCTGTATCTATGCTGATGAGCTCTACCTTTGTGAGTTTGTTAGCATTGGCATCATAGTCAATTATCTTGTTGATGTTCCACCATGAGTTGTCAATCCTAATCTTATCATTGAGCTTCATTTTTTGAATGTCGCTCTCAGTGAGGTTGAACATAGCAGTCAACATCTTACCATTGTTTATCTGCCCCATGGTTCTCCTCCAGTATCTATTGTAGAGGTTATTCTCTGTTAGACTTGTAGGGTTGTAGTAGTAGAAGGAACAGGTCGCAAAGTTAATATCAAAGGTAGGGAGCAATGGGTCATCGAAGTGGCCTACATAGGGATAGGTCACTAACCCGGGTTGACCTACCACACCATAGTCATAGATGTTGTAAGCGTTGCAGGTTTTCATAACACCACTATCATACAGGATGCGTAGGTTAGTCTTGGGTGCAGCACCGCTAATCATTGGCACGTATGCATTGAAGGGGGTACGTATCACAGGTGTAGGACCGAATAGCACGGTCTTAGTAGTTACCTCCTTCACATACTCGTTGTCAAACACTACCTCAGCCTGCCCATAGATTTGGTTGGTCGCATTGGTGTAGGTCTCATTGGGGCTATCCTTATCCGGTGCATAGGTGAGGATGAGCTTCTTGCTTGTGAGCTCAGGTAGGAATGACAGCTCCTGCTCTTGGTCCTTGGCTAACTTGTAGGTCCAGTCCACCTCTGTACCTGAGTCATAGTAGTCATCACGATGGATGAGGTTGATGAGGTTCGGCTGTACCTTGTCTACCTCAGCATAGAGGTTGAACATATTGAATATAGCCTTAACGAAGTCGCTTTGCTTTATCTTCTTAGGTATGTAGTCATTGACCTCCAAGGTACCACCAATGGCCACAATGTTATTGTTAGGCACAATGGTCAAGTAGATAGAGTCAATGATCATGTCAACCCTCACACCTGGAGCTTCGACACCTGTAATACTTCCAACTCTCCAACAGGTACCTGTACCCGATTGACCTGCAGGAATATGAAATGGTTGAGTCACTACAGCATATAACCTGCAGCTACTTAGCTGTTGGAAGTTGACTGATGTAACGGGTAATGTTGCCACCACCGTCTGACTCAACACCGTAGTGGTACCTGGTGCTATGGTCAACGGACACTGTACTGCAGTGTTTACAGCAGGACTTAACGGGTTAGGGTTATTGTATAATGATTGACCTACAAATGCAGGGCTACCTGCACCCGTCCCTTGAACAATAAGACCGGGCCTGTAGAAAACAGGGTTAGGATTTTGGATACTTGCATTGTTAGGCTTAGCACTGAAGATGGTTGCACCCGTTGGATTGATGAGGTCAAGCCTGTACCTAATCTGCACCGTGTAGGTGTACTCCTGTGCGTTGTTACTGCTGATGTTGAAGGGAGTGGTGTATACTCCCGTGACAGGGTTGTATATGTTCTGAGGGTCCTCCGTCTCAGTCCATGCATTGATGGGGGCACCTGGTACAAATGGGATGTTAGTGTAACCATCTACCGATGTATCTCCCGTCAACGTGAAGGGTGTGGTCTTCTCAGCCTTGACCATGTAGTCATTGTAGTCAAAGTTGTCAATGTCTCCGTTGTAGGGGATGATCAACTTGTCAAACCTTGCAGCAGTTAACCCTGACCAGTTATATTGAAACCCTGCATTTCCAAAAATACGGTCCATGTAGGTCTTAGCAAAGATGGCAGGCTTGAATTCATTGGTGCTGTAGAAGGCATCACCACTACCAGGTAGGAAATACTTGAAGCCATTGGCTACCGTATTGGTAAACCTATTTCGTACATTGAATGCATCGTATGTATGGTTGAGGTCACTGAAGTCTATATCTGTCAACTCAAGGTTACCAATGGCCGTAAAGAAATCAGCCTTGCTCTCCTTAACTAGGACCTCATACTCAACGCTCTCCTCATAGCCTGATGTATCCTGTACCTTGACCACGTTGGTCAACTGCATCGATACATTCTCCATGATGGGGATACCATCCTGTATGACCGAGCAGGTAGTCAAGGTGTTGATGTTGAAGGTCCCTGCCTGGATGTTCACATCATAGTACTGATTGAGCAGCCTGTTGTTGTTCTTGCTACCAATGAGCTTGATGGTCTTTGAGAAGTTACCCTTCCGTTGTGATATATCTCTGATGTCTCCTACCTGAAAGTTCAAAGGGAAGGCAGTGCCCTCCTTCACGTCAAGGTAGCCTGTAGGTAGTTGTATCCTAACCATTGACTATGTTGTTGTTAGCGAGCTTCACTTGAATGCTCTGCTTAATTAAATGCTTGTTTCTTTTTTGATATACCTCATAGCTTGAGGTCACTATATTACAGCTCACGTAGTCAGTGCTGATGGGTGCATCACAGGCATTGCTGTAGTCAGCTACCTTGATGTAGGTCTCAGGTGAGCTCAACAGCTCCACGAAGTACTCAGCCATCTGCTCAGTCATCCAGTTGGTGTTGAGGTCAAGGGTGGTATCAGTTGTGATGTGGGTGTTGAGGAAGCCTCTATCCTGTAGGTTGTAGGTCCATCGGCTACCTGTTACATAGCCCTGCACATCCTTGTTGTACTGAGTACGTGTGATGTTGCCCTTCTCATAGGATCTACCTGTGAAGGCAAAGCTACTCCAGGAACCCATGCGGTCAAGGAATAGGATGTCATACTCAATGTCTCTCACCCTTCTATCTATGCCGATGTAGTAAGGCCTTGACACCTGCCCTGCTCGGAAGTAGTACACATAGTACCACTCAGTGGTAGGCTTAATCAATGGAGCTGTACCTGCTACCAATGTAAGAGTACCATGGTTGTTAGGACCTACCGAGATACCACTCACATGGTCAGAGGCATTGACTGACTTCCTAAGTATATCACCTATGTCATTGACAAAGTAAACGAAGTCAGCACCTCCTGGGCTTCCATTGGCAACAGCGTTGAGCCATACATCCTGAGACAGCGTAGCGTTGAAGTATGGTAGTCGGGTAGTACCTTCAGGTTGGTTGGTCAGTAGTCTATCTGTTACGTTGTTCAGCATGAAGTCCTGCCAATCGTATGCAGGCATATCTACCCAACGGATGGCACCATTGAACACATACTGATTGAGGTCAAGGTGCAAGTCTCGGGTCACTGTTCTCCTGCCATCTGCATAGGTGATGGCTCCGTCCTTGTTAGGGTTCACAATGGTGGACCATAGTACATTCACCACAATGAAGGCAGGGTTAGCTACTACCACAGTGAACAGCCCCTCCATGCTCGGGTTGGCTACACCCACACCTATCTGCGTGATGTTAATCTGATCACCCACAGCGAAGGTGTTAGCCACGTTTATCTGTACCCTTCCAACGTAGGGAGCTACCAGGTACTGAGTGAGTGCAGCAGTGTAGGTGGTGGTGGTCAGATACTCCTCACCTACCTTGACATCGTACTTGTAGTGGCTGTTGGTTGCGTTGTAGACCGTTGTGTTGGTCAGGTTCAAGTCATAGCTCACATAGGACTGCAAGAGCTTCGATAGGTCCACCTCACCATAGCCAGTGCTGTACACAGGTAGCACCCGGTACTCAGCTATCTTGTTAGTGGTACCGCTCTCATAGATGTCATAGATATACTTGAAGCCCTGCAGGTTCTTGTTGGTGGAGTCATGGATGAACTTCACCTCGTTGTATGCAGGGGTGAGGGTGTAGGGTTTAGCTATTAGAGATACTGCCATACTTATATTGTCTTAATGTTCTCATCTGTTTAGAAGGAGACATACGCACTGTCAGTGAAGTACTCATCCTTGATGTATGTCACTGCATACCTCACCGCATCCATGGCATCATCGAAGAGCTTGACAGGTTCATCCGTGATGTGGTCTCCTATCTTCTTCCACTTGTAGTTGTCATACTCCCTCTTTATCTCCTTGTTCTCCATGCAGTACACCCCGAAGGTCTTAACGTAGTCGATGCCTTTCTTGACTACCTTGTTAGCATTGATCACATCGTACCCACTGTTGACCATCTCTGCAATTATCTCCGGACGTGCATAGTCAGCCAGGATAGTGACCTCCTTCTCAATGTTGAGCTGTCTCATCTTCTCAATGAGCATGGTGGTGGTCAGGTAGCTCTCATAGATAACAGGCTCAATGAAGATGTCCCTCTCATGCCAATACACCCTCATGAGTGCAGTGGGGTGGTTGTACCCAAAGTCAAGGCCATACACATAGGAGGTGAACCTTGCAGGCCTGTGAGTCATGAAGGTCCAGTTGGAGTAGATGTTACTCTTGCTCACTGCCTTCTGCCCTAAGGCATAGATTTGGTACAGTGCCTCATCCGTTCTCTTGAGGTCCTCTATTTGGTTCCGGATAGACTGAGGCAGGAATGGGTTGTCCTTGTAGGTGGACCGTATCATCACCGTATCCTCAGCAGGTAGCTCATACAACCATGAGCTGTTGTCTGATGGGTTGTAGTCAAAGATTAGTTTATGCTCGGTCCTCATGTTGAGCTGAGTGAAGTCATCGAAGTACAGCTCATTGGCTTCGTTGCACCAAGCTATGTCACGCTTCCTACCTCTAATCTTCTGCTCATCATCCACACTGAAAAATTCCACCATGGATCCATTGGGGAAGGTGTATATCTGCTCAGACTTGTTGTGGGCTTCAAGTGAGTATATACCAAGGTCTTTGAGTATCTCCGTAAAGTCTCTTAATACTGTTGCCCTTAATGCAGGGAAAGTCTTTCTAATAATAGATACTACCTTGCCTTTATTCTGCAGGCAGTAGACTATCACCAACTGACACAGGCTGTAGGTCTTTGAACTCCTACTCCCTCCCTCGTTTACAATGAACCGCTCAGGACCCTGTAGGGCTTGGTGGTTCTTTTGAAATATTACCGTGCTCTTCAGCTCCATGTACTATCTTTTGGTAGGCATTGAACAGCATGACCAACTGCCTCCCATCCATTGCTACAAGCCTCCTATTGATGCGGACCTTCTCACCCTTTGTCTTAAGGATGTAGTCCTCCACCACCGAAGCCATGTAGTCTATCTGATCACTCACTGTCAGGCATTACTATCGTGACCTTGATGCTATCTATCTTCTCACCGTTGGTGGTAGCATCCACCCTCTCGGTTAGGTTGTTCAATCTTTGAGTGATGGATGGGTTGTACTGCCCTACCATACCTCCCTCGATTTGGTCCATGCGGATTGCCTCCTCTATGCGTGAACAGATTGTGGCATACTCAGAATATCTCCCATCCTTATTGCTAAAGTAATCAGTCACAGTACTCCCTTTATCTGCAGCATAGGATCTAAATCCAACCTGAGTAAGTGGTCTCTCAAGAGGTATAGCAGTAGCCTCTCCTGTCTTAGTAGATAGTGAGTAGCTATATCTCGGGTTCTGTTTGCACCATTCTCTGTAGGACTCAAAGAGCTCCCACATTTTCTCAGGGGTTTCTATGTACTTACTTTTCACCTCTAATCTGTTTTAGTTTTCTCTGTGCCCATTCAATACCTTCATCACCTCCCCAGGCTAACCACATGAGCCTACCGCATCCATCACCGAGCTCTCGCTGTGAGTTCTGCCGGTGCCTTGCAAACCCTGCCATCCGTGCAATGGTGCTCTCAGTGAGTGGCTCACCCTTGGCTAACTGATTTGCTCTGGCTTTGCCTACTCCTGTACCACACTTACCCCATCCATTCTCATCAGCCCACTTGAGTGCTATCTTAGCATTCTCTGAGGCAGCCTTGGGATAGTCATCATAGGACTGAGCAAATACGTTCTTGTAGTTCCCAAGGGGTGTATCGTACATGGAACCACACACAGCATACCGTTGTGCCTGGTCCGGATACTTCTCTTGGGTCTCAGGGTCAGCCATACACCGTGAAATGTACTGCTCTGCTGTTTCGTTAATCCTCGGTCTTGGCATCTTCAATGATGAATAAATGACCCAAACCAATTGCAGTGTAGAAAGCATGCTCTACAGCCAATGCTTCAGTCACTTCAAGCTTTGTAGTGCTGTTAGGTCCTGTTATTTCGATTGTTTTACCGATGTACTCAGGGTTCACCTTTGGTGTTATCTTCTTTTTGCTCATATTCTGATGTAATTAGAAACGTATAATACCCAACTATCCACCCTCCTGCACCATACGCTGCTAAATCATAGTTGTGAAATAGCAGAGAAATGCCTGTAAAGATACCTAACAGGCTACAGCATGAGGCTATGGCTTGGCTAATTGTCATACTTATATTGTATCTCACGGAGTTTTTGTTTAATATCAGCTATAAGATAGTGAGCTGAGGTAACAGGTATGTCAAAGTACTTAGCCATTGACCGTGCTGTGTTATATCCTTTGTCAATGTAGGCACTCAACACTATCTGTGATACCCTATCCTCACACCTGGACCGATATATTTCGATGTAGGCCTTGTTCCTGTTGTAGACTTTCTCCTGTTCTATCTTACTATCAAGGTCCGTAGTATCATCCATCTCATTGACTACCTCATCAGAGCTGTTGACTGACTCCTCTCGATTGCTCTGGGAACCTGACCACATGATCTGCTTCTTGATAGTGTTGAGCATGCAGCTCTTCATGGTATCTATGTCATGGCATTCTATCTTAACACAATGCAGATAGCTGTTGGAAATCACTGTTGTAGCGTCTAACTGACTGCCCAGCTTAGAAAGTAGGTAATTCGTGTAAGCTTCAAGCTCCTCATACTGCTTCGAGACCAACTTGTCTAAGATACTCTTCATACCAAATAGTAAATTCCTTCAACCAAACCCTTCTACGTACAGAAGCACAGAAGCACTCCTGTGGCTGTGGCCCTTGATACTTGATACGTATCTTCAACAGCTCAATCAGTGATACCTTGGAGTAGAGCTGTGGGTCGGGGTAACTGAGTACACGGTCTACAACCTCGCAATCAGTCGGTTCAATAGGTAGGCCAATATAGCTGCTTGACATGCTAATATGAAATCAAATGAAACAAAAAGGGTAAGCCAAAACGAGACACACTTCACACAACTGAAAGCATCCCGTAGCCATGGAGACATAGGGATGCGGTCAATAGTTGCCTGGAGAGGCTCAAATTCTGTTATCCACCATGCTATGGGGATGAGAGTGAGTAGCGTATACATGCTTCAAATATAACGAAATAAACTTATCCTGTATCTCAAGGGCTACGTTCTCCCCTGCAATGAACCTCCTCACCGTATGGTAAGGAGCCTTCATGTCAAGTGCCAAGTGAACCAATCGGTACCTGTCACTGAGCATACTGTTAGCTGTTTTGACAGCCCATTGGCTGAAGGTTTCCCCATCAGAAAGGTAGATCGTCAGACTCTTCATGCTTAGGTGTGTTATTTACTAACTTGTTTTGAACAGGAGCAGCAGAGCTGAGGCTCATGGTCCATGCCTCGATGGTATTGAAGTACTTGATGGTTCCATCCTGTGCCTCCCATCTACGGCCTCGTAGGTTGTACTTGAGCTCCACCACATCCCCTGGCTTGAGGTTATTAGCCAGGTCACACTTATCCTGTACTAACTGAAAGGTAATGTACTGCGGGTACTCATCTTGAGACTTGAGGGTTATGTCTCTCTTCTTGAACTTGTCGCTCACTGTTGTTGTTGGGGTAACGTATACCACCTCTCCTTTGAAATCACTCATATTATTTGGTTTACTTAATTACATATATTACAATCATACATCCTACCTGATAGCCCACTGACAGTGCAAGTGCTTGCCTCAGCCTCTCGGTCCATGTCTTAGACTCTACCATGTAACCTATAAAGGGTAAGCCCAGGAACGGACCAATACCGGCAAAGAATAACATGGCTGTTGCATTACCTTCTGCCACGTATCTAATGTAGAAGGTAGAGCATATCTCGATTATCAGTGCACTCAGTGCTATTATCAGGTATCTCATTGGTCCAGGTTTATGTTGTGCTCACTCAGTATCTCATAGAACTTGTCCCGTATGGTTTCCACAATGGCATACTCCTCCTCTGTTTGGTACTGTTGATACTTCCACATAGTACGGAGCTCTTGAGATAGATCCCACAGGGCACAGAACATGGCATCAGCCCGGATAGCGTTCTCCCATTCGTGCTTGTCATCGGGTAGGTTAAAGGTTAGTTTTGCTTTCATGGCTTATCAGGTGTGTGGGTTATCTCATTCCATTGCACCCCACCACCATACACCTGCTCAGTTAATTCAGTGGCATAGTGACGGGCAGCAGTAGCAACATATTCGCATGGGTTAGCAATCAGCTCATCCCTGTAATGTCCTGCGGCAGAAAGTAGGCCCTGCATTGCTCTTAGGCAGGCCTCTCTGTAGAATTCTTCTTGTGTCATTTTATTTGTTATTTAGTTCGTGCAGTAAATAGCACTATATTATACATACGTTGGTTTTTCTTATTTACTTTAATCAAATAGTGCATCTTAAAGCACTGTCATTTGTTCTGTAATTGGGTTAATACTTGCTCATAGAACAGGCTTGCAGCCAGTAACTGCTCCTGCATCCTTATCTCTATCTCTGCATCCCTCTCAAAAGTAATGGAGGTAATTCTCTTGGCAGGGTCAATATGGTCCACTTCATGGATATCAATGGGGTCATACTGACTAAGGAGCTCGGGATGGGTTGATACCATCACATAGGACAGCTCAAAGGTAGGCTTATCATATAGCCACATATATGCCCTGCCCTGCCACTCATAATCAGATAGATCCTTCAGCTCAAATGTGGTAGCCGGAAAGGTCTCCAAGGACCAGGAACTCTTGATGTCAATGATGCTATCCTCCGTAATTATATCACAGCATCCCGTTAGATACTCATTTTCTGCCCTCTGCTCGTTTTTAACGTAGTTTTGGAACCTTACCCCATTGAGTAGGTCAATCGAATCCTGTTCCTGCTCTAATCCCTTCAATACATACTTATTCATTAGCTGAGTGCGGTACCCATAAAAGTCCTGTTTAGCCTGCTCAATGATATACGTCTTAGCAGTCTGCCCTAATGCCTCCCCCTTAGTCCTGGAGGAGGTCATTAGCTTACCTAATTGTGATGCTCGGAACTTCATAGCTGCCCCTCCTGCTCTTTAGTTAGAGAATAGGTAGCTCTTAGGTCCTCAACGGTATATCTACCCTCTTGGATAGCTTGAAGTGCACTGTTGAACCTGTCAGGTGTTAGGGTAGGCTTTGCCTTGGGTGCTCTGCTTGCCTCATGGCCATCATCATCAATGGCTTGCAAACAGCACAGGTTAACCAATGTATACCTGCGAAAGTACGTGCAAGCTCCTCCGAGCTTTTGGGCATCTGTAATTGGAGGCAATGTAAGGTAACTCTCTAACTTATCACCTGTTTCGATATCCACAATAATAGTATATACCTTATCATCAATGATAGGCTGTATCAACAGCAGACCATGATCCAGGAGAATAGGCTCAACAGTATCAATGATGCTGTTGATGTCGGCATAGTTACGCTTCAAATGGGGGTTAGTGGCATTCTTAATGACCTTACCCATTGACTGCTTAGCCAGGTGTAGCTTTTGGTAGATGTTTAGGCTTGCTGCCTGAGGTACTACCTCCTCTTTTTTTGCTCTTGTTGTCATAAGATATTAGTTAAATGTGCGTTACCAAGTCGCACCCCTCGTTTTTGTTATTCAATTATCGTAAAAAAATCAATGCAATTTGTTTTATATATCGTAGCTTGTTTGCCGTTTTTTAGTATTACGAATGTTTTTTTTGTATCTTTTACAACTTCAAATACTTCACCATCCTTAAAGTTATGAAGTTTTGTCATTCCGTTTTCTAAATGATTGTATCTTACTTTTTTCATAGCTTTTGCGTTTTTCGATATTCAAAGATACGTTTAATTTTCAAATCTGCAAATTATTTTCAATTATTTTCAATAAATTTTTCATACCACTCCACAAAACTATCAAAATCCTTAGCTATTATATAGGTTCCCCCTGCCCTCTCAATCATCTCCTGGTATTTTTTCTGTGCCTCGGACTGCCTATCCTTACCAATTTTGACCTCTATCTTAACGCTTCTGCCCTTAATGGTAGCAGATATATCAGCACTCCCTGCTGTACCGGTGCCCTTGGTCCATTGGATGCCTGCCACTGATCCATCAGTACGGTATCTTGTACGTGCCACACCCATGGTGTTGATACGTTCAGCCTGATAGCCATGCAGGTTTATCCAGTCACAGATAGCTTTGGTTAGGCCGTTGGCCGTTGAGTCGGTGTATTTTTTTTTCATGATATAGGATGGTGGGAAAGTTGGTGTTTTCTCAAGTATCTTCTTAACTCTGAGCTCATGCAGAGTCTTAATGTGGTCTTTGTTCATCTATAAAGTACTTATTAAATTGGTCCTTTTTTACTCGTATATCTAACTTCATAAAAAGTTTCAGGTATCTGTAGACCGTTCTCTCACTGGTACCTAAGTAACGTGCCATTCCAATTACTGACCTCGGCTTTTGTTGTAGCATCTGCATGAGTCTTAGGACCCGATATATTTTGTGTTGGTTCATAACTTAACCTTTGTATAGGTTATCTCCTCCCCTTTCCATGCCTTAATGATGTACTCACCAGGGGGAAGGTGGAGCTCCTCCTCTCCAAGGGTAGGTACTGTATCAGTATATCCAATCACTTGGATGTAGTCATATCCTCGGATGCTGTATGCATCACATTTTTGTGAGCTCTTACAGCTTAGCAGGCTGAGTAGGAGTAAGGTAAAAGTGGCGGCCTTCATGGTTACGATGTTTAGTTAGTTTATATTTCATATGCGTTGCATAGCAATCAATCCAACGGGCAAAGACTTGAGGCTTCAGGTCCTTGAAGCCATTAGTCTCCTCCTGGAATTGCTGCATGAGTCCTTTGTACCGGTGCAAGTGAGATCCATCGGCAGTGAGGGGTGTGTCCTCCACAAAGTCATAGAACTCCTTGCAGGTATTTTGGATGAATTTCTTAATGTCGCTGTTTATTCCTGTAGTTTGATACAGCCCATGCTCAAGGTAGTACTTGATATTGCTTATCATGTAGTTATCGAAGTAGCTCCACTCCTCCTGAGTCCATTGGTCGAATAGCTTGCACCCGTACTCATCAATGGGGCTGTGGTGAGCATTGAAGTATTGGTTAAACTCAACCTCATGCCTTCTCCTATCATGACTGCCTCCTGCTCCTGCTATCACATAGTTGGTGGTGATGACTATCTTAGGGCTTCGCTCATAAGGGATATAGTACTCATCCTTGTTCTTTCGGTTGACAGGGATACCCTCGGTAATGAGGCTGAATAACTGCTCAAAGTTGAAGTGCTTTTTGACATCATCAAAGGCCAATACTTGAGTATCAGGGTTAACTCTTGAATAGGCAAAATCATTCTTTCCTGGGTTGAACAGCTTACCATCAATCTTCACTATCTTCCGGATGTGGCCAAGGGCTGTCAGCATGAGACTCTTACCACTCCCTCCATTAGGGTTGTCATCAATCTCCTCATCATTGAAGATAACTGCCTTTTGGTCTGCCTTATCCTTGTAGGTATGCAGTAGGTACCCTATGGTGGTCCTCATGGACTTGATGCGGTTGGAGTCCTGTGCTGCAATCTTATTCACGAAGTCTTGGAAGTTATTCTCATAGGTATCCTCCACCTTGAACTCCCTCGGTATTATTTGGTCTCTCCAAATGTACCCATCAATATCAATGTAGCTCAGTAGCTTCACCTTATTCTTAGTGATCACTGCCACACCATTGGTGAAGGGTAGGTAACATTCATTCTTTGAGTCCTGAAGGATACGCATATCAATGCTGTCAAGCATATTAAGGTGCCCTGGTGTGAATAACTGTGAGCTCTTAGCACAATGGTTGTACACATCCATCAGCTCTCGCTCCATTAGATAGGTGAGTACATGGTCTTTTATCTTCTCAACCGAGCTCTCTTGGACCTTATTCTCGGTTATGTACACAAAAATAGGGTTATTTGAACGCTCCGGATAGTACTTAGCGAAGCCTTGTTTGTGAAGCCATGCAGCATACTTGTTGGGGATGATGTTAACGGTGTTTTTTTTTACCTCCCAAAATATATCCTCCTCCTTTTGGATGGCCTTTATGTCCTCCTTAGAAACGCTGAGCTGCTTAGATATGTCCTCGGGGGGTATTCCTTGCTTCAGTTTATTCTTAATACCTTGAATAGCCTCCACATCCTCGAATACTTTAAGACCGAACTGAGCCTGCTTGTATGCATTTCGGACTGTGTTAGTTATCTCGGTAGCTCCAAAGCCCTCTTGCGTATATTGTAATAGTGTATTCTCCGCAGTTGTAAGGGGTATAGAGTACTCGCATAGGCAACAGGCTACCTTGTAGATGTAGTTGGCCCTGTTACCCTCCTTAAATTCACCATGGTTAAACTTGAGCACCTTCTCAATGATGCGGTTCTCATTCGTTACAATGACCTTGGGAGTGTATTCACTTCGGTGGTACCCTGTATCCTCCACAATGCCAGTGTAGATGGCGGCAAACTCATTGAGGTAGGCATCAGGGTCATAGGACTCAAAGCATACCCTGCTGATATTCTTGTTGGAGGTATCAAAATACTCACTCTTTATGTACTGCTCATAATGGCTGAACCTCCTCCGGTGTTCAACCTTGTCACATTGAGGTATCCTGATCACTACCTTGAGGCCCTTACCACTTGGTGAGGTGAAAAGCATATAGGTATACTTATCTTCAATGAGCCTCTTCCGTTCTGCTGCCATGGTATCAGCATCGGGGTACTTGTCAAAGTCCAAGATGCACAGCCCTGAGTGCTCAACAAGGCCGTCATCCTTCCGTTCACTGAAGGTTCCATTGAACATGATCGCCATGAGTGTGTTCTTGAGCTCATTATTGCCCTTCCGGATGGCCTTTATCTTACTAATTAAATCAGGTGTGCCTACCTGTATCCTGTTATGCACCTCTATTGCCT